ATTCATTTCTTTTCTAAATCCATCATCGCTTACATATCGTTCAACTGTTCTGTTTACCAATTTTTGAAGTGTTACATCCGATTCGAATGATACTCTTTTGAAATTTGAATAAACACCTTTTATAATCTTTACAGTTGTTAGTTTAGTTTCTACACTCATAGTATATATTGTTAGTATTTATATATATAAGTATATAGATATTTATTTTCCGTTAAGCTTTACCATCACAAATTCCTCTAGTCTTAAACTCACAGAATCTACAATTCTTTTGTCTATCACCTGGAACTTTAGGATATGGTAAATCTCTATAATTACCTTCATCATCAAATACCTCATTTACAAAGTTCATAAACTCAGTATAAACCTTATTAACAGTTGGTTTACCATTAGCTGGAACATGCCTAGACATATACGGAATTGGGAACGGAGCATCTTCATAAAGTTTTCTTCTCATAATCTGATATTCAACTTTAATCTTCTCCAATGGAATTTGGAATAATTCAGAATAATACTTTTTGTATATAACGATTTGTGCGTTCTTATACTTATCTGATTTCTGATATTTGTTCCAACCTCTAGTTGATGTTTTTAAATCAATAATGATAATTGAATTATCTGATAAATCTCTCATTACCACATCAACAAAACCTATGAAGTTTACACCTTCTTTTACTTTTGCATTTAATGGAATTTCAATTCCTACTAGTTCGAATCCACTCTTTGTATAGAACTTATCTAATTTCTTTTTAAACCACTCTAATATACATCTACCATCTCCGTAGAACTCTTCTAATTCTAGCTGAGTACATACACTACCCTCAGTTAGTTTATCGTTCTCTTTGATGTATTCTTTTCTCATCCACTCTAACAACAACTTATCAGTATCTATTTCCATTGCTTGTTTCTTAGAAACTCCGTACATTACCGAAAGGAAATGTTGTATTGTTTCGTGAATAGCAGTTCCGAAAATAGTATAAATATTAGCTGATGATTGTCCCAATCTATCAATGTATCTCAGTTTATATGAACGAGGACACGATGAATATAATTGGTATTGTGAAAAACTTACTTTTGCCATAAACTTTTATTTGTTATACAAATATACGAAAAAAGTTTGGGATTACCAAACTTTTCTCAATTATATTTTCAATTTTAACTTTTTTATTATCTTAGGGTCAGTACCATAATCCTCTGATAATTGTTTTATCTTTTCTTTACCAGTTCTACTAGCGTATAGAATCTTTAAGTAATCTTCAGCTTCTAACTTAGAAGTTTCATAATGTTTAGCTACTAATTCAACTAACCACTTTTCATACTTATCAGCTCCTTTGGGTTTCATATACTTCATAAAGTGTCTACCCTTTGGAAGTAAATCAATCATAGCAAGATAGAATGCTTTAGGAGGAACTTCTTGAAGATATGGTTGAACAGCTGATATTGTTTCAATCCATTCGTATTTCATAGATAGAAATCGTAATAACATATAGTTACTCCAAGTCTTTTTATCAGCTTCTTCTAACGTATCAAAATATTTAGGATTTTGTTCGTTTGTTATTGCCTTAACGTGGTCAAATAATGATTTAGGCATTATCTTCAGCTTTTTTTCTATCTAATTCTTCTAATACTGCTAGTTGTGGTGATAGTAACTCTTCACATATCTCACCACAATTTCCACAAAGTAAAACTTCTATTGGTACTACTACATCTTGAGCAGTTCCAGCTACTAACTTAGATATCTTTCTGAATTTAGAACCATCTATGAATACATCATATCCACAATGTGAACAAATTACAGGATTTGATTTACCTAAATCAATTTTAGGTCCACCACCTTGCGTTGGTTGGTCTGATGCTTTTTGTGGTTTGTTACCACCAATTCCTACTATTTTTGCCATCTTAAATTAAATTTAATATTTCGATTAATGTTGCTGCCATTGGTATTTCTTTATCAATAGCATTAAAGTGTTTATTTTGTCCTTCTGCTAATGCTATAACTACATTTGCCGTATTTGATGGTGCATACTCATCTACCTTTTCATATAATAATGTAAATAACTCTGAGAAATCAGTTACTCTACTATCAATAATAGCTTGTCTCATATTCACATATTTATTTCTTTTATCATCTGAAGATTTTAGGATATCTAAAACTTTCATTTTATAATCGTTCTCCAAAAGGTTTTGAGTATCTACTTTCAACTCACCTTTGATTGAGTTTAATTGACAAGTATTGATAATCTTTCTAATATCAGGATACCCAGCATCAATAATTGGAACTAAATCTTTTGGTTGAAATGTTACTTCCTCACTAGTCAAAATCTTTGATATTTGAACTGCTACATCCTTTTTAGTTGGAGGTATGATTTGAAAAGTTTGACATCTACTCTGAATAGGGTCAATTACTTTTTCAACATAATTACAAGTTAAGATAAATCTACAATGTTGTGAAAATGTTTCCATTAGATTTCTCAAAATAGCTTGTGCGTTCTGAGACATATAATCAAACTCATCTAAGATAATGATTTTATACTTTTTGAATCCCATTGATGATGCGAATCCTTTTACTTTGTTTCTTACAGTCTCTACATTGTTTTCATCAGATGCGTTGATTACCATATAATCACAATCCATTGATTTTACAATTAGTTTAGCAAGAGTTGTCTTACCAGTACCTGCTCTACCATAAAGTAGAAGGTGAGGTACATCACCTGTTTCTAAATAACCACTTACCTTTTCTTTAAGGTGTTCGTTACCTACATAGTTTTCTAATGTTACTGGACGGTATGATTCTACCCATAAACTATTATCAACTTGTTCGTTATTTGTTTCTTCGAAAAATCCCATATTATATTTTTTTATCTACCTACTTCTTTTAATCTATCTGCTTTGAAAGTTTCCCAATCTTTACCTATACCATCGATATAGAATAAATCTTCAGGCTTTAACTTACCATTATCATGCAACTTTGAGTATCGTTTGATTGCTTGTCTTTTCCACCAATTGTTGATATAATCAACACCATCAACAAACTTCTTTTTCATTACTAACTCATCTTCTTCAATTTCTGAACGTAAGAACTCAGGTCCATTCTCATACATCATAGCGAGATATACACCTCTTTTGAAACCATGATGATACTCCGATTGTTTGATTCCACATTCTTTGAAGATTTGTGATAGAATCTTTTGTTTGATACCACTTACAGGTCCACTAGCACCCTTACCAGTTCCCATAGATTTACCATTTCTGATTCTTTCGTTAGTAATAGCCTTTTCATACCAATCTGCTCTATTCTCCTTAATCCATTGATGCCAAGGGTCATAGAATTCATCATCAGGTTTTAAAGATATTTTCCCAGCGGATTCCCCCAACGTTTTAAAGTGAGGGATTCCGTTGTATTGGGAATGGATTCCGTAAAGGGAAGTAGTTCCAACAGCTATCAATGTTTGCCCATACTTCTTTTTCCAGTACTCTCGTACTTCTGGAAGGGTAGTCATCATTGCTGTCAACTTACCACCTAAGAAATTGTAACCTAAAGGTTGGGTACAAACAATAGTGGATGCGATAGTAGTGAAATTTAACTTACCCTTTACGAATTTATCTTCTTTATTCCAACCAATGTACTTATCTCGTACACCCATTGAAGTAACATCAGATGCTAATGATACTAAACCTAAAAGTTTACCACTCTTTTTATCTTTAAGAAACAACTTAACATTTCGACCAGGATTAGCTGTCCAGCTCATAGTATGAATCATCTTCCTTAGAAGAGTCCACTTTGTAGCTTCATCTTTATCCTCTACGATTTCAACATAAGGTTCTAACTCTTCAATTTCTTTAATCGTTAGTTCCTTATTATTGATATCAGTTGGTTTCCATTGCATATCATAAAGAGTAGCAATTTGGGATTTATCTCTAATCATAGAGGCTTCCTGCAACTCAACCCACTTCTTATACAATGTTTGTTCTTCTACACTCATTGTCATAAGGTAGTCCATATTTTCAATGAGTTTTCTTTTCTCATTTTCAAATATAAATTCTGGCTTTGCTGGTTCGGTATCCCAAAAACTCATAGTTACTTTTTTAATGGTTATTACTTAATCTCTACCAAATAGTAATTTGATACATACTCTCCTTCGGTAAATGCAACTTTAGATAATCCCTGCGAAGAAATTTGTAGAGATGAAGTTGATGAACCTTTGTTTGCTAATAAGATAGCTTTTAGATATTTTGCTGAGAATGCGATTGGTTCTACATCACCATCACACTTACAATCAACTGAAATAGAGATTCTATTTGAGTTAATAGAAGAATATCCTAAGATGATTTCTCCTTTGTTGTTTTTACAAGTGAATGTGAATGTATCAGCATCTGCTAATGCTCCCTTAGATTTGATGAATTTGTTTACAAACTCATTATCTAATGTAATATCTACATTAAATGGAGGAAGTGCTTTCAAATCAGGTACCGCTGGGATAACTGAA